CGCCGGCGTGAAGTTCACCGTCCTTGACGGCAGTTGCACGAATATCCGGGGGAAGTTGATCCACCAAAGCTGCAAGAATAGCGTCGTAGGACAGGCCGCTCACGCGGCTAGACCATGCGTACATCGGGGTTCTCCTAAGAAATACCCCCGAAGAGACCGCTGAAGGCGGGATACACGCCTAGAAGGTAGAGGGGCCCGATGGGCCCCACAAGTATCCGGTCTCTGGGGGTACAGCTAATATGGGGAATATTCCCAAAATGTCAAGGGCTTAGACTTCAAATGGCACTCCTAGACCCCGGCGAATACTCTGAAATGGACGCGCCGACCCGTGATATGTTCGAAAGTATCATGGTTTGGCTCTCCACCGCGCGCGAAAATCAACTCGAACCCGATGGGCACTGGCGAATTTGGCTCCTTTTGGCTGGCCGAGGCTTCGGCAAGACCCGTACGGCGGCCGAAGTGGTCAAGCGCCATGCGTGGGAGCGGCCAGGCCTGCGCGTAGGCGTTATCGCGGCGACTTTCGCTGACGGCCGCGACATCTGCTTCGAAGGTGAAAGCGGCCTCTGCAATATCACGCCGAGCAGCTGTATCGAGGTGTGGAACCGGTCCATAGGCGAGATGAAGCTCAAGAACGGCTCCATTTTTCGCCTATTCAGTGCCGACGACCCTGATCGTATGCGCGGCTATCAGTTCCACCTGGCTTGGGCCGACGAGCTGGCCTCCTACAAGGGTAAGATCAGCCAGAAAGACGCCGCGGCGGAGGGCGTACCGGGCACGCCGAAGCCGATGTTGGCCCAGATCGAGTTGGCGACCCGCCTGCGGCCGGCGCCGCGCATCATCATCACGACGACGCCGCGGCCGCTGAGCATCCTGAAGGAGGTCAAAGCGCGCGATACGACCCGGTTCACGACCGGGTCGACGATGGAGAACCAGGAATTCCTGGCCCCGGAGTTCATCGACAGCGTCCTCAATCTCTACGAGGGTACGCGGCTCGGCCGGCAGGAACTGAACGCCGAAATCTTGGAAGACGTTGAAGGCGCCCTCTGGACGCGCGCGCTGATCGACGACCAACGTCTCGATCCGAAGAAGGACAAGCTCCCCCTCTTCAAGCGCGTTGTCGTGGGGGTGGACCCCGCGGTGACAGCAAACCTGCGGTCGAGCGACACCGGCATCGTCGCCGCCGCGGTGACCCACAACAATCACGCGGTAATCCTGGAAGATGCAAGCGGCAAATATAGCCCGGAGGAATGGGCGGCCAAGGTGACCGAAGTTTATCTCCGCTGGGGGGCAACCCGCATCGTCGCCGAAGCGAACCAAGGGGGCGACCTGGTCGAGACAAACCTCCGGTCGCGAGCGGACAGCAAGAACCTCCCGATCAAGCTCGTAAAGGCCTCCAAGGGCAAAATCGTCCGCGCGGAACCCGTCGCCGGGCTATACGAACAGAAGAAGGTTTCCCATTGGGGTGTCTTCCCAAAATTGGAGGACGAGCAATGCTGCTACACCGGAGCCGAAACTGAAGAGAGCCCCGATCACCTCGACGCCTTGGTTTGGGCCCTCACCGACCTCATGTTATCTGGAGTTGTCGTTCCGCACGTCGCGACGCCCGATATGGGGCAGATCGACCACTGGACAGGTCAAGGGCCCGTGATGGGCGATGACACAGGCATCTCCGCCGGCGAAGAGGGCGCGATCACGATGGGTGGCTGGTAATGGCGGCGAAGAACACAGGCCCCGGCGTCGCGGCCGGGCAACCGATCCAGCGGCCCGGCACTCCGAGCGCGGACTTAGCCGGCGACCTTCCCAAAAGCGACTACATGCTGGAGGCCGGTAACTCGGGCCTCAAGGTCTTCGGCGGCTATGTCGTCGAAGAGTACGATCCGACGCTCCGCGGGCAGCGCGGCGCGCGCATGTTCCGCGAGATGGCGGACAGCAGCCCGACGATCGGCGCCTTCTTCTACGTCATCACGCAGGTCATCAGCGAACTGGGGTGGCACCTGCAGCCCAAGGACCAGACACCGCTCTCCTTGATGGCGCAGCAGTTTTTCGAGAGCGTGATCGAAGACATGGAGCACTCCTGGACCGACCTGATCCAGGAAATTCTCAGCATGTGCGTCTACGGCTACGCCCCCTTCGAGATCGTGCTCAAGGAACGTAAGGGGAAGCAGTCGGAGAAAGGCAAATCGTCTCAGTATGACGACGGTATGGTCGGCATCCGTAAGCTCGCCATTCGCTCCCAGGAGACGATCCTCCGCTGGATTTTCGACGCCGACAACAACGAAATTCTGGGCATGGTGCAGATGCCATGGACCGGCGGTATCCGCATGATCCCGCGGTCCAAATTGCTTCTCTTCCGTACCCGGTCAATGAAGAACAACCCGGAGGGGCGCAGTCTGCTCCGGAACGCCTACCGGCCCTACTACTTTTCGAAGCGTATCGAAGAGATCGAGGGCATCGGGGTCGAGCGTGACTTGGCCGGCTTCCCTGTCATGTATATTCCGTCTGAGCTGATCACCGCAGCTCGTGCTGGAACTGACCCGCGCGCGGTGGGGACGCTTGCTTCCTACCAGAACCTGGTCAAAAACGTCAAGCGAAACAGCCAAGAAGGCGCGGTCCTGCCCTCCGATACAGACGATAAGGGCAAGCCCCTGTTCGAGCTGAAGCTCCTGGCCTCCGGAGGCAAACGCAACTTCGACACCAACGTGATCATCGAACGCTACCAGCAACAGATGGCGTCGACCGTGATGGCCGACTTCCTGTTGATGGGCCATGGTTCGCGCGGCGCCGGCGGGTCGACGCTGAGCGCCGACAAGATTTCGATGTTCTTCAAGGCAGTTGCCGCCCTCGTCAAGGTCATCATCGACGTCCTGAACAAGGAGCTGGTCCCTCTTCTCGGCGAGCTGAATGGCATCCCTGAGGAGAACTACCCCGCGTTCTTCACCGACAAGCCGGAGCAAGTGGACTTGGGCGCGCTCGGCGCCTACATCAACGCTCTCGCCGCCTCGGGGATGACGATGTTCCCGAACAAGGACCTGGAAGACTATCTCATGGAGGTAGCAGGCCTGCCGGAGCCGACCGAGGAGACCCGGGCGCAGCAAGCCGAATTGCAGAACCAGCAGATGGAGCAAGGGCAGCCTGGCACCGGTGGCGAAGCACCGCCTCCGCAGGGCGGCTCGACGCCGATGGGCCAAGGCGCCCCGAAAGCCGGCGGCGGCAAGTCCCTCTTCGGCGGAACAGCGCAACCGACTGGTGGGCCGCCCAAGCCGGGGGCCGGGGCTGATCCACGCATGGGCGCCCAAGGGTCCTTCGGGCAATCGAGCGGGAAGGGCGTCGTCTAATGCCCTTCGTCTCCTCGACGCCGGTTCCGTGGGCGCATCTCCAGGCCGACAACGACCCCGTGCGCGCGGCCGCGGAGGCCAAGGATGGCGTGATCGCGAACTGGCTGGCGTCCGCCTGGAATACGCTCTGGAGCATAGACGGCCCGCATACGCCGCAGCGTATGGCCGACGAGATGATGCGCCGCACGCAGGGCATCACGCAGGTGCTGAATAGCGCGCGCTGGCTCGGTCAGGAAGCAATGAGTTCCCAGATCGGGAACATACGGAAAGACTTCTCGGTTGGCTTCCAGTTCAATCGGCAGTCGCCGGCCGTCCAGGAGCAAGCCGATCTACATGCGGCGCAGTTTGTCCGCGAAATTGGCGGAGATACGCGCACGACACTGAACTCGGTCATGCGGGACGCGGTCGCGCGCGGGCTCGGGCCGCCGGAGACGGCGCGCGCGATGCAGGAGAGCATCGGTCTCACGGTCAGCCAGGCGAACGCCGTTCAGAATTATCGTCGCCTGCTGACCGCGGGTGACCCCGCCGCCGCGGCGCGCGCGCTTCACGATCAGCGGTATGGCCTTGACGTCGCGAACCTCACTCCGGAGCAGATCGATGCACGAGTGGACGCCTATCGCCGACGGTACGTGGCATACCGTGCAACGACAATCGCACGGACTGAGACGCTTCGCGCATCGAATTCAGGGGCTGTAAGCGTTATTCAGAGCGCGGTCAAGTCCGGCGCTCTTCCTCGCGGCACCGTCAAGACATGGATGGTAGCGAAGGACGAACGCACCTGCGCACGGTGCCTGTCTATCCCCAAGCTGCAGCCTGATGGCGTTCCTGTCGACGAGCCCTTTACCTGGCACGCCGGGAACCAAGACGGACTGATCATGCTGGCGCCTCTACACCCCGACTGCAGATGTACGAACTCCTTCAGGGTGATAGGGC